CCAAGTTTGTATCCACGTCATCCACTCATACGTTCTATGTGTGGGTGGCTTCAAACAGTGCGACAGTAACATTCAATACGTTTTCTGGAGGAAGCCCCACGTGGTTTTTCCCCAATTCCGCGTTCACTCTGATTGAGACCGCATGAAACCCTCCGAAGTAGCCCAAGCGGCCTGCGACAAGCTCTCGTTCACGGACTCGGCCACGCTCGCGTTGGCCAAGAAGTTCTGCATCCGTCGCTACTCGATGATCTGGGACTCGTGCCTCTGGAACGATACCCTAGGAGTCGTCTCCACCCCGGTCACCAACGGCCAAGAACTCGTCACCGTCTCGCAGTACGTCACCGCGATGTACGCCTCCGGGACCGGGTACAACATGTTCCTCGACTTCCCGGTCGCCTCACGCTTCACGGTCTCCGGTGATACCGATGGCATCGAAGTCCCCGCCGCGGAATGGGTCTCGTTCTTCCAGCTCGATCCCAACACTTGGAACAACGTCGATAGCCGCAAGTCTACCCCCGGCAACTTCGTCAACTGGACCCGCGTCCTCGGAGTCTCCTACGGCGAGGCTGGTGTTCCTCAGATCAAGCTCATCCCGACTCCGAACACCGACGGCACCCTGTTCATCCTGGGCAAGAAACAGTCCCAGATGCGGCAGTTCGGAGAAGCCCAGACCATCTCGAACGATACCAACTTCGAGCTGCGCGGCGTCGAGAACGCACTGATGGCCTACACGGAAGGAGATCTTCTCGAATACTCCCGTCAGTACGGCAAGGCGCAGGCCAAGTTCCAAGAGGGCGCTGCTCAGGTATCCATCATGAAGGACATGGAGCGTGGCCAGCAGCAGCAGATCAGCCGCATCATCCCGGATAGCCTCTACGACTACACGTTCCAGGACATCCTCTAATGCCTTTCCAATCCTCAGACGCGCTCGATGACCAGATGCTTCTGGATGGAAGCAATGGCTTTTCCACCGGGGTCATCTCTGCCACTCGTCCCGATGCCATTCCTGCCACGAGCATGGAAGAGGCCATCAACATGGACTATGACGACTTCGGAAACCTCGTCACGCGCCTCGGGACAATCTCGCTGACCGGCAACAGCGAATCGCGCAACTGGGAAGACATCATCACAAACTGGGAGTCCACCACTTCCAACTTCGCCAGTAACCTGCCCACCAACTCGCAGGTCTTCTCTGGCTTCTACTTCGACACCGCCGCGTCAGAGCGTCTCGTCATCGCGGTTCTCAATCGGAACACCGGTACCAAGAGCCTCTATTACGGTTCACCCGGAGTCTCGTACAACGCGATCGCAAGCTCGACGATCAACGATGCTTCGCAGTTCGTCTACTTCGCCCAGCTCAACGACAAGCTGTTCTACGCGGACGGCTACACCGCGCTGCGTTATGTCACGAGCACGAACACCAACTCCGCAATTACTGCCGGCAAAATCAGCCGCATCGATGTGATCAATCAGGGGTCCGGTCACAGCTCGATTCCCGCGATCACCATATCAGCTCCGCCAAGCGGTGTCACGGCTACCGCAGAAGCCAGAATCGGTGGGGACGGTGCCGTTCTTTCCATCGTAATCACGAACCCCGGCAGCGGTTACATCACGGCTCCTACGGTTTCTATCTCGCCGGCAAACCAGTCCCACGCGGCAGCATTCGTATCGCTCGCCGCGCCCGCGAAGCCGCTCTATCTGACCACGCACACGAACCGCCTGTGGGCCGTGTCCGCGGATACCAGCATCCAGCCAGATACCCTTTACTTCTCGGACATCCTCGATGGCGAGTCGTGGGATCCGCTTGGTTCCATTCGTGTCGGTGGCGATGGCGATCCGATCCGCGGGCTCTACTCGTGGTTCGGATACAAGCTCCTCGTATTCAAGGAACGCTCTATCTGGAGCGTGGATGCCGATCCTACGCAGGATCCCGCCGATTGGGTCATCACACTCGTCTCGGGCAACATCGGCTGCTCCTCGCACCGGTCGATCACCGCGGTCGGTGCCGATGTGTTCTTCTTGTCCCGTGACGGCATCCGCTCGATGGCCCAGATCCAAGCGGGTACCCAGACCAGCGTCGGACTCGCGCTCAGCAGCCCGATCAACGACCTGATCAGCCGCATCGACAAGACCAAGTTGGAATACTGCGACGGCGTGTTCTGGAACAACCGCTACCTCTTGGCCGTTCCGTTCGTCACCGCTGGCCCGTTCTCAATCGGACTGGAGAGCGAGGAGGCGCTCCTGCTCGAATCCGGTTCGTCGATCGAACTCGAAGGAACCTTCAACCAGAACAACGCGGTCATCGTCTACCACTCACTGGCCCGCTCGTGGCTCGGTTACTGGGACAACTGGCAAGTCAACGACTTCATTCCCACCGCCTTCTCGAACTTCGGCCCTGTGCTCATGTTCGCCGGCGACATCATCTCGCTCAGTGAAGGTGCGGGCCAAGTCTGGTCGTTCAACGACTACCTGCCCAACACCCGACTGAGCCCCGTGCAGCAGTCGGCCTACCTCGATGGCGGTAGCGCGTATCAGTCATCGGTCACCACCAAGGCGTACAATCTTGGTGAACCGATCCCAGACAAGATCGGATACAGCATCCAGATCGCTCTCGATAACCCGTATGCTTCGAGCATCGGAGCTTCGCTCTCGTACGCCACTAACATGAGCGGGACGTTCACCTCGATCGATCCTGCGATCAGCATCCCGAGCACCCAGAAGTTCCTGGCGGCTTACAACCTCATCAGCCGAGGGCGTTGGAACAACATCCAGTTCAAGATCAACACGACCAGCGGAAGCCGCATGAGCATCCAGTCCACGATCCTGTCCGGATTCGTCGATTCCATTCGTCCCCAGCAATGACCCCGCATCCCACAATCCTAGCCGCGGCCAAGCTGCTGAAGGAGAAGTGGCCTACTTGTTCCACGTGGAACGATGACCAGATCCTCAACTGGATCGGCATTTTCAACGCGAAACGCCAGATCGGTATCGTTCAAGACGAGAATGGCGAGTGCTGCGGTGTGGGCGCTGTGCGGTTCCTAAGCTCCGCGGAGGATGCGGAGGATATCTACGCAAATGACCTAAACGGTCACATCGCGTGGATCGAGGTCGTGGCTACTACGAAGCCGATGGCCGTGCAGACGCTCTGGATGGCCATGCAGGCCATGTGCTCTGATCGTGTGACCAAGCTGGGCGGAATCCGCAAAGGCGTTTCCCGTTTGTACGATTTCGACAGGTACTTCAAACTTCTGATGAACAACAGGATTTGCTATGGGCGGAACGTATAAAGCACCAGACATTGCGGCGGCGAATCGGGAAGCCGTGATGGCTTCCATCGAGACGTTCCCGCTCCAGCGCGAAATTGAGGCAGCATCGCGCATGGGGACTAAGGGAAGTATTACCACTCCAACTGGAAAGGTTCTTCCTTACGATTTCACCGAGACTTCCGACATTGCTCAGACAAAAGCTATCGGCCAAGCCTTGGCTGATCTTGCTCCGATTCAGGCTCAACGTGAGCTTGAAGCGGCCCAGAAGTACGGCACCCAGTTCGCTCAACAACGTCGAGCCGAGCTTCAAGCTCTTGACCCTGAGCGGTATGGCACTGCCACCCAGCCGGGTCTTTACGCCCAGTTCCTGAGTGACATCGGCAAAGCGCCTATCTCTGAGACTTCTCCCACCGCTCCCACCTACGAGCGCGTAGGCATGCCTACTGGCCCGCAGGATACCGGCTACGCTCAGTCAATCCGCAGCGATCTCGAACGCCAGATCGGAGCCGGTCTCGCTCAGGCTGGTACTCTCGATCCCGCGATGATCCGAGCTGCCGAGCAAGCCGCTCGCGCCCGCGGAACCGCCACCGGCAACATCCTCGGCAACCTCTCCGCTTTCCGAGAGGCCCGTGCCGTCAACGAGGCGATCGCCAACGCGGATGTGCAGCGCCGTCAGCAGGCTCTTGGCCTGCTCCAGAGCGGACAGACCACAAGCGATGTCGCCAATCGTCAGGCTCAGGAGGCGTTCAACAACATCCTCGCGGCCACCGGTCAGCGGAATACCGCGATGCAGCAGAGCTTTGCGGGCCAGATGGCCGCGCAGCAGCAGCAGCAGGCAGGTCGCCAGCAGAACATCGCCAACATCCAGTCCGCCCTAGGACTCCAGCCGATCGTCTCGCAAGCCGCCCAGCTCGGAGGTCTTCAGCAGGGAGCTTCCCCGTTCGCCGCTCCGCAGCTCATGCAGGGCATGCAACAAGCTGGACCGGCGCAGCTCATGCAAATGGGTTCGAGCTTCGCGCTTCAGAACGCTCAGAATCAGTTCCAAGCCTCGCAGGCCAATTCTCCGCTGGCTATCGCCAAGGGTGTTACCAGCGCAATCGGAGCCTTGGGCAGCTTTGCCGGCTGCTACGTGGCCCGCGAGTGCATTCCCGATCAGTGGGAGGCGTTCTATTTCTGGAAGGAACTTGTCGGTCCCAAGTGGTTCAAGAGCTTCTACGACAGCAATGCCGAGAAGTTCGCCAAGTGGATCAAGGACAAGCCGAAGACCAAGAAGCTCGTGGCCAACTGGATGCTCGGTCGGATCAAGAGCCTCATCCCGAAAGCCTGATCAATGGCAAACGATACAGGATCCAACTACTTCCTCATCAACGGTGGGGAAACTCCTGCGCCGCCGTCCACTCTGCCACCGGCGATTGCGGCGCTGTTCGGTCCTGTGACTCGATCCGGATACGCTCAGGCTCCGGTCGATCCGCTGAGCTACTACAACCCCGCTCCGCCTCCTGTGGAGACGACTCCGTACACCGGTGGTCCCACCAAGTGGTACGAGGTCTATCGGCCAACCCCGGAGACTCCTGCTCCGACTCCGACTCCTGCTCCGGTCACTCCCGACCTGAGCAGCGTGGCGACCTTCAATCCGCTTCCTGATCAGCCTTCTGGAGGCGGAGGCGGAGGCGGCGGATTCTCTCAACCTTCGACTCCTTCCGCTCCTTCAACGCCTCCGTCTCAGGGTGGACAAACCCCGTATTCAGCCGATGAGGTGTTCCCCGGGTTCGAGGGTCTTCGTCTTGGTGACGAGGTTCCCGGAATGCCGGGCACTCGCGTTGGAGGTGAACTCATTGACGACGCCGGCAACCGATGGGACTGGAGGACTGGAACGTGGATCTACTCGGATGTATCCAGACCTCCTTCTTACGAACGCGAAGACGGCGCGATCGTCACTCCTGGTGGTCAGACCAATGTAGCCCCTCCAGGACCAGCTCCGACCATTACGCTTCCTCCCGAGAGCGTCACGACGACTCCGGTTCCGCAGACTCAGGTTATCACGCAGCCTCCCGTGTTCGAGGAGCGCGTTACCGTCACGACTCCTCCCAAGGCTCCAGAGTTCGAGTTGCAAGAGCCTGCGCCCGCTCGAAACCCGATCGTCCTACCCGGTACCTCGGTGTTCAGCAGGCCAGTCACCACAACCGCTCTGCCCGATCTTCCGGTCAACCCCGTTCTGACTCGCAATCAGGAGACCATGCCGAGTCGGTACTTCCGCGATATCAACTACGATCCAGAGGAGATCCTCGCTGCGGCGATGCGCGGTTTGGGTGGCAAGATGGCCATGCGATCGGTTCTCGGTGAAATGGGAAGATAACCACTATGGCAATCGAGAACTTCCTTCAGAACGCTGCCAACTTCGCAACCGGTGGGCTGTACAACCAGCTATCTGGAAGAGACGAGGAATTGCAGCGTCAAAAGATGGCCGAAGTGGAAGCATTTCGCGCTAACCCGGAACTTGTCCGCGAAGCTGCCAAGTACGACCCGAGCATCATGGAGCGCCTCGGGAACCTGCTTACCGGAGGAATCTACGGGCAGGCCAGTGGCATGAACGAGAAGCTCCAGCAACGGAGTCTCGCCAAGCAGCAGATCATGGAGGACGAGCTTCAAGCGCGAATGCTTGAACGCATGAGGGGCTACGGAATCAGCCCTGTTGAAGAACCCGTTGGAAGCGAATTGAATCCTGATCGCAGCGCGGCACCGATGCCGGTTGCACCCGGAACCATTCGCAAGAAGAACACTTTCGCTGGAGGCTACTGACCTATGGCTACGAATTACAACTACCCGAGCGCAGAAGACATCGAGACTCAGGCGAGATACCGCCCTGGTGTCGCTTCCAATATCTTCAACGTCCTGACCGGTGGTCTGGCCGGTGCAGTGACTGGAAGCACCCAGCGCGCTCAGGAGGCCGCTCGTGCCCGTCAGGCGCTGCTTCAGGAGGAGTTCCAGAAGCGGGATGAAAAACGCATGCTGGATCGTCAGTTGATGATCAATGCGCTTCAGCAAGGAATCGCGGCTCCGGAAGGTGCCACGTTTGAGGAGAGGATGGCCGACTTCAATAAGAAGCGAGTTCGTCGAGATATTGCTGCGGCACAGGGAACCGCAGAAGGTCTTCAAAGCCCCACTGGGCCCTATCAGTCGCCGCTGCAATCTGAACCCGCATTCCAAATTGCCGCAGCTCAGGCTCAATCCGAGGCGGTTAAACGCGCTTCCGAAATTGAGCAAAACAAGAGATTGCAGGCGCTCAATGATGTCGAGTTCCTCAAAGGCTCAAACGTCCAGCTCCGCGGTAATGAAACACCCGGAGAGCTTTCCGCTTTGGCGTACCAAGCTCGCATCAAGGCTCAGTCGCTGTATCCTCAAGAGATCAGACAGGCTGGAGACAAGGATGCGGCCATCGAGCTATTCAATCAGAATCCTGATCTTGAGGCTTTCAAGGGTTACAACGAGCAGTCGATTCAAAACCTCCCTCTTAGTGCTTACAAGGGGTTGAATGCGCGGGCCAACAAAGACCTCCAGAAGAGTGTTACTGAGAAGAACAAGCTGGCTCAGGAGAATGCGGTCGTTGAGGCCACGAACATTCTGAATGGACCGGTTGAAGAGCGCGATCCGGTGAAGCTGTATAAGCTGTCTCCTTACCTTCCGGAATACCTCATCAAGAGTCCCAAGTTCCAAGCGGCAACCGGCACTGGTCCTGGACCTACGAGCGATGAAGTTAAAGCGATCAAGACTTACACCGAATCGCTTGATGGAGCCAATCGGGTTTCAAGCCTCATCGCTCGCGTTGCCGCCACTCCTGGTGGCCTCAAGAAGTTCTCCGAGAACAACTTCGGATACATCTCCGACCAGTTGAACACCAAGGGATCCAAGTTCTTCGCAAACGACGATGAGCGTGAACTCGCCAGAGCCTTGAAGGCTGAATATGAGTCGTTCAAGCAAGGGCCTAGAAAGACACTGTTTGGTGCGTCACTCACCGCCGGTGAAGAGGCCAGCTCTTCGTTGTCTTGGGGTTCTCCTGCGGACAAGGACTTCTTGAATCGTGCGATCCAGTACATCGATCGACTGCAAGGCGAAGATCCGATTGGAATCTACATCGATATTGGAAGGTCTATAGATCCCAGAATCATCCAAAGGGTTTCTGGTCTGAAGAAGAACTACCAAGAGATCAGACCCACGTTTGGTGTTCGCTCATATACGTCAGGTGCTCAGGGTGCCGCGGCAGCTCCTGCTGCTGGAGGCGGAAAAGTGATCGAAATGACGCGTTCTGGAACTAGGAAATAACATGGCTATCCAAGTTAAAGTCGAAGGTCTCGGCACACTCAGCTTCCCTGATGATACCCCCGAGGATGTCATCTCAGATGCTGTCAGGCGTGAGGTGGCCAACCAGGACGCTCAGAATCAAAAAGTAGCCCGCTTGAGTAGGCTTCCGATGACCGGTGGTGCGTTCATGCCTCCGACCAAGCAGACGATCGGAGAAGAGTCCATGGCTGAAGCCGAAGCGATTCAACGCGAGAAGATGCGCGACCTCGGAAAGGCTTCGCTCCGATACGGTGTTCCACTTGCCGCGGGTATTGCCACTGGACCTGTAACCGGACTCGCTGCTCTTGCTCGAACCGCTCTTATCGGAGGAACCGCGGCTGGCGCTGGCGAAATGGGTGCTGAGACGATTGAGAAATTCGCTGAAGGACAAGAATATCGTCCGGGTCAGATTTTAGGAGCAACAGTCCGCGGAGCCGTTCCGTATCTCAAGGGTGCTGGACCGCTCACCACGTTGGCCAAAAACGTGACTGCGGCAGGAACCGGTGGTGTTGCCGGTGGAATGCTCGAAGGAGGAGTCACTGATGCGCCTTCGGCCCTTAGAGAGTTTACCATTTCAGGTGGTCTTGCTGGCGTTCCTCAGGCTGCTGAGAGCTTTGCTGGCGCTGTTGGCAGCTTCTTCCGCAAAGCGGGAGAGAAGGCTCAGGTTCTTGAGAAGGCTGGCATAACTCCGTTGGCCACGGATGTGGTTCCAGGTCTCGCTTCGTTCGCTCAGAGGGCGCAATCGAAGATGGGTCTCAACACTCTGCGTCAGCTTGAGGAAAATCAGGTCGCTGAGATCGAAAGACGCGCCCGCGAACTCGGTGGATCGGTCAATCCGACCGATGTTGTCCGCGTTTACGAGGATGCGGTTCAGCTTTTGGGCCTGAACAAGGTCAATGACATCACCGGACAGAGCCGAACCTTCGCCGGGGCCACTGAAGCTCTCCAAAACGCAGTCAACGAGGCCAAGAAGTACGGCAATGAGTTGATGCAGTCTGAGCAGCAGGCTTTCAAGGAGACTCGAACCAGAGAACTCAACGATGTGGAGCAGAATTGGCTCCAGTTTGTGGATTCTCTTGGCACTCAGACTGAACAGAAGATCGCTGGAGCACTGAATCCGAGGATCGCGGCCCAAGAAGCACGAGCTACAAGAGAAGCGTTCCCTGCTGGAGTTCCTACGGGCGCTGATACGGCTCGCCAAGGCTTCAGGATCCAGCAACTCATCACTCAGCCGGCAGAAGGCCAGCCTCCAGGCCTGAAACAGCTCACTGACGACTTCTTCAAGAAGGAATACGCGGGCATTCCGACTCAGGACCGGATTTTCAGATCGGATGTTCCGATTGGAGAAACCGGAGTTTCGCTAATCGACAAAGTGCAAGAACTGAAGGCTTCAATTCCGAAAACGGGAATGCCCGGACTTGAGGACATCATTCAAGGTGCGAGCAGAACCGAAAAAGTTCCTATTGCTGGAACTGGAGGCATGGCATCAAAAGCTGTTCCGTCCAACTTTTCGTTGGATGAACTTCGGGAAATCAGGTCCAACCTTGAGAACTGGGCCTACTCCAAGGAAGCGTACAAAAGTAAGGCTCAGGCAAAGGCAAAGGAGCTTTCAAACTACATCACCACGTTGCTCAACGAGCAGGCTCCCAATGTTTTCGAGCCAGAAGTGGCCCGCCAGTTTCTTGAGACGAACAAGAAGTACTCTCAAGTTCGGAAGCTCTGGGAGAATCCTTACATCGAAAGAGCGTTCAAAGGGATTGAAGCCACTCCTGAGAAGTTCCTCGAACAGATTGGAAACTCGGTCACGAAGTACGGCACTCAAGGCATTGAATACCGAGGCATTTCAGACCTCCTCGACAACTTGAAGGCAATCGGTGTCGAGGGCGTTCCTGATCGCTCCCAGATCAACTCTCTGGTGCAGCAGTTCATTGCCACAAAAGCGGCCAACGCCGCTGGCGGAATCGACAACACCAAGCTGCTTGGAATCCTCAACGGCATCGAGCGGACAGCCCCGGGGTCGCTTCAGGAACTTGGGTTCGGAAACCTCGCGCAGCTCCGCAACTTCGATGTCGTCAACAACCTGATCCAGTCGAGCACCAAAGATAAAAAGGTCGATTACCGTGGCCTGCTCACAAAGCTGAACGTCATGGAGTCCCAATCTCCGGGAACCCTCAAGGCTCTTGGGCTTGGACCCATCGACGATCTAGAGAAGCTCAACCGAAACCTTGGCGCTGCTGAGGCCGAACTGTCGGAGGCTGTGAAAGCTCGTGAGGCGGCTAAATCCGACACGCTCACCGGTTACAAGATCAGCGAACGCATCCTTGGCCTGCTTGAAGACTCCAGGGACATCAAGTCCGTGATGAACACGCTTGAGGATCAGGTCAGCGGTGCGGCAACTCCAGAGCTTCGCAAGGCCGCTGCTGATGCTCTGATCAACACGCGGGCCACCAAGATCGAGGACATCCTGTTTGGAACGCGGCAGAAGGGTGTGTCACCAGGAGCATCCAATCTTGATCCGGATAACATCCGAAAGATGCTGGCCACGCCTTCGACGCGAGAGGAGTTCTCGAACATCGTTGGCCCGCGTGTGTTGAAGCAGATCGAAGACGAACTCCTGCCGGCATTCGATATCATCAGGGATCGCCAGATCCGCGCTGGAGGCGCAGGACAGACAACTGGAGGCCAGATGGTCGAGCGAGCTGCACTGAGCGGACTGAAGACTCCTCTGATCGTCGCAGGGACTCTTGCGTCTGGCGGTCAATACGGTTCCGCAGCACTCGCTGGACTCGTGACGTTGGCTGCTGATTTCGGTGGAACCCAGCTTGCTGCGCGGCTCCTTGCCCGCACGGTCGGAGCCACTGGACTTCGAAGCAAACAGGCCAGTGCTCAGGCCATCGAGTCACTCGCTCGCGCCGTCAACAACGCGCCCAATCGAGAGACTGCGCTGCGTCTGATGCGCGACTTTTCCGAGACCGGAGAAGCCCCGAGCAACACGCGGGAATAATTTCCGCAAGAAATAGTTTGCAACACTCGGCAACACGGGGTAACTTCTTCCCCGTGAGCGTAAAACTCCTCTCGATCAAAGAGATCGCACAGACGCTCGGGACTCATCCCGAGACGGTGCGTCGCTGGATCCGGTCGGGAAGGCTTCCAGCCATGAAGGCAACGAAGAGAACAATCCGGGTTCGCTCCGACGTCATCGAGCAACTACTCCGTAACAACTCCAAATGAACGCAATCGCAACGACAACGCAACAGGCTGATCCATCCGCCGAGATGTACAGCAAGATCGCAGATCCAATCACCGCCATCGAGAAGATGGGCGAGTGGATAGCTTCCAGCGGCATGCTGGGATGCACCAAAGTCGAACAGGGAAAACTCATCGCGTGGCAATGCGCCGCAGAGCGGAAGACCCCGTTCGATTTCAAGCGCGAGTACCACATCATCAACGGCTCTTTGAGCATGCGCTCCGATGCCATGCTGGCCGGCTACCGTGCCCGCGGCGGCAAGGTGCTGTGGAAGCAGTTCGATCAGAAGGCCGCGATCGCGGTCTGGACCTATGACGGTAACCAATGCGAGATCGGTTTCTCCACTGAGGACGCCAAGCTCGCTGGTCTCCTTCCCGCCAAGCCGGGTTCCGGGTGGGCCAAGGATCCGGGTGCCATGCTCCGCGCTCGGTGCATATCGAAGGCAGTTCGCATGCTGGCCCCTGAAGTGGTAGCCGGTATCTACACACCGGAAGAGACTGAGGACTTCCAGCCCGCGCCAGCCGAGGTTGCAGTGTCACCCACCAAGAGCTTCGATCTCGTCGCCAAGCTCGAAGAACTATTCGAGTCACGCGAGCCCGATGTGAATGCGCTGCTGCTTAAGGCTGGTCGAATCAAGGAAGGCCAGACCTTCCGCGATCTGGATGACACCTTCGCCAGCAAGTACATCAGCAAGCCTGACCTCATCCTCAGCAAGCTGCCTGTCATCGTGACCCCCGAGATCGTGAACGCGGAGGTGCAGCCGTGAGCAACAACATACCGACAGGAGAAATTCAAATGTTCCCAATGAACCATCCTATATCCAACCCAAACACCCAGATCATGCGCGTCGATCTGGATGGTGGATTCACGGTCAACGAATCGATACCGGCCACAGACGCGGCGAAAATGGTTCTTGGACTGATGAAGCAGGAGTGGCTGGCCGACGCACAGTGCTCCAAGATCAGAGAGCTACAAGAGCGAATCCAAAGACTTGAGGACGCGCTGAACGGAACCGTTAACTGGATAGTAGAGCTTGCTGAAAGCGGAGACGCAGGATTCTGGGATGCTGAAACCGTGCCTCCGATAATCGCAGCGAGAAAAGCACTTCAATCCAAGGAGGCCAAGCCGTGAGCGGAGAAATCATCTGCAACATGCCGGCGGCAATCTACCACGGCACCAAGGCTCTCTCGAAGTCCGGTCTCGATCAGTTCCGCAAGTCGCCTGCTCACTTCCGCGCTTGGCAGGATGGCACGACCAAGAACGAGTCGTCGCCCGCTCTGGAGTTCGGGACCGCAGTTCACATGGCGATCCTTGAGCCTGAGCTGTTCGCCAAGTCCTACGCGGTGTTCACCGGCGATCGCCGCACCAAGGACGGCAAAGCAGCCTACGAGGCCGTCATCGCATCGGGCATGACCCCGCTCAATCAAGAGCAGTGGGACAACATTACAGGAGCAGCAGCCGCGGTTCACGCTCACCCCGCCGCAGCGCCGCTCCTCAACGGCATCCAGACCGAGGTCTCCTGCTTCGACAACTGGATGGGCGTGAAAGTCAAAGCCCGCATCGACGGCCTCGGGAAGGACTACATCATCGATGTCAAAACCACCCAGGACGCCTCGCCCGCGGCCTTCGGTAAGTCCTGCGCCCAGTTCCGCTATCACGTGCAGGCCGCGTGGTACCGTCAGATCACCAGGATCCAACGGTTCGTGTTCATCGCAGTCGAGAAGGAGGCACCCTATGGTGTGGCCTGCTACGAACTCGATGAGCAGGCCATCAACCTCGGCATCGATATCATCGAGGAACAACTCCGAACCTACGTCGAGTGCGAGCAACTCAACTCTTGGCCCTGCTACTCGTCCCAGATCCAATCACTCTCGCTGCCCGCGTGGGCGGCTCGTCAGTCCGAATAACAGCAACACACATCCCAACACATGAAATTCAAAGTCGATCGTTCCCAAGCCGAAGTGAAGCCGTTTGCCGGCCCCGGCGAATACACCGTCGTCATCCAGTCCGCCAAGGACGAGGGTCTCGATAAGAGCGGTAACAGCGTCGCCACCCTGCGCTACAAGGGTCCGTCCGGTGAGGTCATCAGCGACCGCTTCATCCTCAAGGACACCATGATGTGGCGCATTCAGGCGCTGATCAGCGCGACGGAGGCCAACATCGATGACGGTGCCGAGTTCGATTTTAGCGTCAACGGAGCCTTCTTTCGATTCCTCCAGGGCTTCGTTGGACTGTCGATGATCGTCGTCCTCGAAGAGGAGAAGTACACCGACAAGAACGGGCAGGAGCAGACCGCCCTGCGTGTTCGTCGCATGAAGAAGGTGCCGAGCGATAACGACACCATCTAACCCACAAACAAAAGCCCCCCGGAGTTTGCAGCCTCCGGGGGGTGACATGAGTCCAAAACAACAAAGCGCAACGACACGCTATGCAGACCCAAGATCATCCCGAAACGATTTCGACGCAAGCATTTCTGCTTCGTCCCTACCAACAACGAGCGGTCGAGTGGGCTTCGCTTGTCTATAGCGGACTCATCATCGCACCCGCGGGAAGCGGAAAGACACTGATCGCTTCCTCGATCATCAAACACGTTGCCGACAAGGTTCCCAATGTCAGCTTTGGTTGGCTCGCTCCAACCCGTGAGACATGCCAGCAGGCAATCGCTTCTCTCAAGGCCGTGGGCGTGGATCCATCCCGAGTCGAAGTCCGGTGCCCGCATGAGTCAGTCGATTTCTCGAAGAAGGCCATCCTGATTGTCGATGAGGCAAAGCATGCGCCAGCGGCCACATGGCGAAAGATCATCGAGTCATGCCCAGGATCGATCTTTGGATTCGACGCCACGCCTTGGTCTGATGATGGCGAGCGCAACCAAGAACTCCGCAAGCTGTTCGGAGATACTCAGTTCGAGATCAAGCGCGAGGAACTCGAAGGAGTTTTGGCCCACGCAATCGTTCACATGTCCAGCGCATCCGACATCCTCTTGAGCGACCGCATCAATGATCGCATCGAGAAGCTCTTCAACGAGCGCAAGCGGTACATGCGGATACGTCATGAAGAACTCCGTGCCATGTGCGCTTGGGAAGCGATCACCGAGATCGGTATCTGCGAGAATATGACCCGTAACTCCGCGGCGATCATGTTCGCAAACTCATCACTCGTTCCCACTCTGGTGCTCGTTCCTAGGGTGACCCTCGGAGAGGATTACGCCCGTGCGATAGAGGGATCTGTCCTAGTTCATTCCAAGATGAAGAAGTCGCTTCGCAAGCAGGCCATGGATGACTTTAAGGCTGGAAGGATCACGAAGATGATCGCCACCTCTTTGGCCGACGAGGGACTCGATCTTCCCAATGTCGAATCGCTCATCATGGTCAGTGGCGGGCGATCTTCACAGAAGACCATCCAGCGGGCCAGCCGTGCGCTTCGGAAATCTCCAGGAAAAGATAAGGCGTTCATTTACGATTTCACGGATTCATTCCATCCACTCGCTCAGGCCCACGCCAAGAAGCGCATCAAGTGCTACAAGGAACTCGGGTGCCACTTCGCATGAGCACCGCACTAACTGTCATCTCCATGGCGGCGCTGATGCCCCTCTGCGTGATCGCAGGCATCTACGTAGGCCACACTCTCACCATCAAGTCCCAGAACACAAAAACCAATGAGCAATCGAATCGTAATCGCATGTGACCCAGGCGTGGGCGGCGGGTTCGCTGTCCAGACCAAGGACGGAATCCTCCTGTTCCCAATGCCCGAGTCACTCCCCGACATGGCGCAACTCCTCACCGGGTTCAAATTAGCAGATAGCCACCTGTGGATCGAGAAGGTGCCCAAGTTCGTGAGCAAGCTGACACCGGCATCCGCGGTCGCCACGCTCCACGAGAACTACGGCATCATCCAAGGCTTGGCCTACGCCACCGGCTACGCGCTGCACAGGGTCGAACCCAAGGTGTGGCAGGAACCCCTCGGCCTCGGCGGTCGCAAGGCATGCGCCACGGGCCCTGAGTGGAAGCGCAAGCTGAAGAGCAAAGCCCAGGAGCTGTACCCGCACCTCGATGTGACGCTCGGCAACGCGGACGCGCTGCTGATCCTCCACTACGCCCAGGGAGGTGGCCGATGAGCGAGCTGGCCAAGAAGATCGAGCAGCAGGGAAGCGGCGTTTACCAGATGACCCGTAAGGAAGCGGGCGAGGCATACCGCGCTGCGAAGAAGGTTAAAGCATATCAGATCACCTACTGGAACCGGAAGAAGAAGGAGGGTAAATGAAACCTACTGGAATCGAAGCAGAAGTCTGCGAGCTGATCGCACAACGACAGGCCAAAGGCATTGCGAAGTACGGCACGACAGTGGCCGACAATCCGCTGGAGTTGGTCGAGTGGCTGCAACACGCACTGGAAGAGTGTCTGGATCAAGCGGTGTATCTAAAGCGAGCAATCGCGGAACTGGAGGCGAAATGAGCGATACACCAATCAACGACGGAGGATCTGCTTTTCCTCACGAAACATCTAATGGTTATGACAGCGGCATGACCCTCCGCGACTACTTCGCGGCGGCGGCATTGCAGGGAATCGTTTCGGATCCGAACCTTTTTGTGAAAAGCAAGAGAGATGTGGAATTGGTTTCACGCTCTGCCTATGAGTTTGCCGACGCGATGCTCAAAGCGAGGGGGGACAAATGAGCGATACACCGAGAACGGATGCCTATAACTGGGACAATGGGAACTACGACGACCCGCTTCATGCATGGCAAGACTTCGCTGCCCAGCTCGAACGCGAACTCAACGCGGCTAACAGCAAGATCGAACTGCTCATGTCGGCCAATGCTGACGTTGCTCGCATTGCTGACGAACGCGATGCAGCGGAGAAGCGTGTTCGTTTGCTCATCGCAGAGCGCGACACAGCGCGACTGCAAGCTGATCGGCATTACAAGCTCCGCGAGGAGTTCACCGATCTGCTAGGAACCGATGATGTCGAGCAGGGAGTGGCTGTGGTGCGTGATATGAAGGAGCGCATCAAGCGGCTGGAGGAGGCGGGGGATGCGATGGAGGTTTATTGCGACGCAATTTCAGCTCACAACTGGAACAAAGCCAAGGAGGCCAAGCTGTGAAACGCTACAGATACAAATACACGAAGCTCAGGAGCATTGGGGCATATGATGGATTCATAATCCACACTCCTGATGATAGGAGTCTGAAGGATTTGTATCCGCAATTCATCGTCAGAGAACTCAATCGTCTGAACGACCGCATCACCCAACTAGAGCGTGAGAACGACGCTCTCCGTGCCGATCTGCTGCTGTGGAACGAGCAGGAGGAGAAGCCGTGAGCCATCTTGTTAACGCCAACAAAAAGGTCGTCAGCAAAACCCCGCGCACAGACCGGCAGGCGTACATAACGTGGGATTTCAAACAGTTCGTGAAGGCTGGCTTTGCCCGTCAGCTAGAGCGGCAACTGGTTGGTGCGAACGAGCGGGTCGTTGAGTTGGAATTCGACATACAGTCATTCAAGGTCAAAGCCTTTGAGGACGGAGAACGCATCTACACGCTTGGCACTAGATCAGACAACTATCGCGCCGCGCTGCTCAAAGCCCGTGAGCGGATCAAGGAACTCGAAGCCAAAGTGAACGAGTTGAACGACCTCAAGAAATGGTTGGAGGGACGATGACCATCCTGCTCCACGAACTCCCGCACCATCACCACCTCCGAAACTCCGCACTCAACACAATCGACGTTCGCATCCGGTGCCGACATACCAAGTCGAGCCGCGACCCGCGAACGTGGAAGATCAAGAACAACTCATTCAACGAACTCAACGATTCCTGGCAGACGAACTTCGACTTCATCGTCACCGTCGCCAGCGACCAATAAGAAAATGAACCAGCTCGCAAGATTTGGGTTGACCAAGGAGTCGATGCAGCGGATGCTCGGCCCCGTCACCACCGCGAAACGGGAGGTTGCTCCCGGTCCTAACCGTAAGTGGTACAGCGTTCCAGACGACATCAAGACCGCGA